TTACACTGTTTCTTTAAGACCAAGTGGCAAAACCAATATCCATATTTTAGAAGAACCTGAAATCAATGAGGATTGGTCTAACGTTATCAACTTGGCAACAGTGTATGCGAATAAATCAGACAGTGGGATGTCTTCACTGTCTTTGAGAGAGGTATATAACGATACTTCCTTGCAAGACCCTAACTTTCCAGTAGTTATTATTCGTAACAATATTAATAACGAACGTGATTATAACTATATAGATTATCCAAAACTAGCTCCAAACAACCAGTTGGAATATGCAGTTATAGATACAGAATCCGTTGCAATGGAAAGTGGATTGTTTATTGAGGGAACATTCGCTTTTGATGATTTAAACCCATTCTCATTGGAAGAAGATGTAGAAGATGGGGAAGAACCAGTAGGAAGTGGAAATTGGTCTCCTCAAGCTTTTATAGATGAGTATAACGGACAAAGAATCGAGATGGATGGTGTTCCAGTAGCACAACCTTATCAATGTGTAGATGCATTCAAAAAGTGCCTTGAAATCATTGGTTATCCAAATCCATCTAGAGCCATTGGTGGTGATGGGTATGCATGGAATATTTGGTTTAACAGACAATCATTAGGGTATGATGCTTATTTTGATTATCCAAGTACACCTCAGTTTGGAGATTGGGCAGTCTTTAATAAAGCAGGAGATACACCTGATTCTCACGTAGCTATGTTTGTTTCTGATAACGGAAATGGAACTGCTCAATTCTTTGGACAGAATCAACCTCAGCCATATTGCACAGTTACTTCTATATCGACTGCAAATATCTTAGGTTGGTTGCGTGTAAAACCTGAGTTTTGGCAAGGAACATACAATCCTGAATCAGGGAATGGTGTTAAAAACATTACCGATGAGGACAGAATCAAATGTGCCAAGGCAGTGTACGATGCTACGATCAAAAAACTAATCTATGCTCGTAGAAAATATCAAATCACTGTTCAGACCGAAGAATTACCTAGTGATATCAATGTAGGCGATAAGATTCGTTTTATTTACGATATGAAAAAATTCCATATCGAAGAATGCTCAAACTATATGCGTAAGCTTATAGAAGAAGATGATTGGTATTACATCGTAAAAATGGAACGAAACATAAATACCGATGGAACAACCACTGGAGAACTTACCCTTGAGAAGTTCTTACGAGTTGATAGAGAGGGGAAACAAGAATCATGATGGATGAATATAGCAGAGCCATAAATATCCTTGCAGAGAACGTATACGAGCTTAAACAGAAGCAACGATACAGTTCTGTACAACGTAGAAATCAAAGTGTCGATATGTACGGATATGAATTGACTGGTCATGGTTCTGCAAGCAGTCCTGCTACGCTTGGTATCAGTGTTTCTCAAGATTTGATTTATTACAACCGATACGAGTTTCAAATCGTTATCGAAAATGCAAGTGCAACTTCTTTTCAGATTCTGATTGATGGAATAGATTTAACACCTTATTTCCAATCTCAGTTTAATGGAGCTTGGATTACTGGAAATGGTGTTTATCCAAACAAAGGAACTGCACATTATGATGTACTTCTAGCGACTGGA